CGGATTCTCCCGAATCTTCGGGCATTGCTGTTGTTGCGGTATCTTCGGGCATTTGTTTGGAAAAACTGTCAACTTGCTTTGCCGTAAAACTGAAAAGACCTGTTGCGTTTGCGGCTGGTGTTTGCACGAGATCGGCACTGTAAAGCTCAGTGCAACTTGCGAAGGCGAGTCCCTCCACTTCGCGGATCGGCCCTGTAAAAGCGATGCTAATTCCGAATGTGTCTGGGAGTTTGCTTGAAATCTCCATCACGTAGTCGCGCATTGGCGATGTTTCGAGTAGGTTGAGATCGCCCAAGAGTTGTTTGCCGACGATGCGGAAATTGTTAACGAATCCTACGATGTCTTTGATGCCTGCGCCGTGGTCGAGGTTGACCTTGACGCCGCCTTTGTAGGACTCCGCACACTCTTTGACTTGCATCAAAGTTGTCTCGTCAACATAGAGACCGTGGCCTTTTGCTTCGCCGATTGAAATGATTGATACGCCTTCGATGACATCCATGCGAAGGCGCGGATGTCAATTAGTCATCCATCAATCCCATCGCGGCCTGCGCCATCAAATAAACTTCTAACTCGTTCTCTTCCTCGCCTCCGATGACATCGAACGACATTGAGAATCTTATCTCTGGGCGATTTGCGCTGGCGTGAGTGCGAGCACCTAGAACCGTCGTGCTTGTGCTGGCGCAAAGCTCTGCATCTCCAGCATTGGTGAAGCAAGATGAGCCTACGATTTCAATGCGCGAACCGGCGCATACATCCACATTCGCGACCGAGAAAACAAGACGGTTGCCTCGAACCTTGATTGTGACCTTATGCTCCTCGCGTCCTCTTCCTCCGCCCCCTGGAAGATCGATTGGATTGATCGGAACAGGTGGAACGACCGGAATGAATAGCAAGCCTTGAACGCCGATTGAAAGAGGCGTTGGGCTTGGCATTAAGCCCTGCGTAGCGATGAGCAGGGAAGCTAGCATCAGCCTAGACCCTCGTGACTACGGTGTTCGTTGTGCCGTCTCCGGTGATCGCTTGCGTGATCGCGCCCGATGTCCTGCTCGTAGGCGTGACGGTGAGTGCGTTTGCGATATCGAGTCCGTGGATCGCGTGAACCTCGGTGATCTCCGTGAGTTCTGGCGTGAGTTCCGTCCGCATTGCGCCTGTGAAAAGTGTGACTGCGCTTGTAGCGAAGGCCGCGGACTGAATGACGGCAGCTTGAAAATCGTGAACGTTTGCGGCGGCGTGATGCGAGACTGTAAGTTGCAGTTCGTTGTTGCTGTTGATCGAGCGCACGATCCTTCCGCCGTATGTGCCGGATGTCGTATGGTTGGACATCAACTCGTCCCATACTGCGTTTGCATTTGTGATGGCGGTCGGTATCGCGGCAAGTTGCGTATCGAGGTTGGCTGTTGCCATTCCGAGAGCGGCGCGGACGTTGGCGGCGGTGAGCGTTGCCGTTCCGGTGGTGTTATCCACAGGCACGCCGAACGCCACACTTGACGCCGATGGAATGTAGGCAACGCCCGTCAAAGCTCCGCTTGCGTACACGGTTCCGAAACGCACGTCGGTGATGGCGGCTTGACCGAGCGAGTTGTCGGCGGTGAAGAAATCTGAATAGGTAGTCGATCCGTTTTTTGCGAAGCGAACCTTTGCCATCGTTGGCGTTGGATTCATTAAAAACTTCAGGCAATTTGTCGGAGCAAATCCGTTGCTTGCGTAAATTAGCGAACCGCTCAAAGTAATATTTGCGCCTGTCGTGTTGGTGCATTGGAGCGCGTGGACAGCGGTTGTCGGAGTCAGCGTTCCGGTGATTGTTACTGTGCCTGTGCTGGCGTTGTTAACGCCTGAGCCAGTGGATGCCGTCACATCTCCAACGATAGTTACTGGGCCGGTGGAGGTGTTATTGACTCCGTAGGCGGTCGCGTTGCTCCCGCCTGTGACCGTGGTTGATGTCAATGTGACCGTTCCGCTGGAAACGTTGTTGATTCCATGTACGCTGGCTGCGCTCCCACCCGTAACGGTGCTGGATGTAGACGTGACCGTGCCTGTCGAAGAGTTGGCGATGGCGGCCCCCCCGCTCCCGCCCGTAAGGGTGCTAGATGTCGCCGTGATTGTGCCGGTCGATGCGTTGGCCATAGCCGAAAAACTAGTTCCTCCTGTTACCGTGCTAGAGGTTAAAGTGATTGTGCCTGTCGAGCTGTTGATAATGGTATTTGCCGCGCTCCCACCCGTAACGGTGCTGGATGTGACGGTGACCGTGCCTGTCGAAGCGTGATTAACAGCTAACCCAAATGCCCCGCTTCCACCTGTGAGCGTGCTGGCATTTGTAAATGCAACAGTTCCTGCCGCTGACGTGGATTCAATCGCGTGCGCTCCGTCCGCAGCCGTTGATCCTACAACCCTTCCGCCGGTGGCGATGATGCCGTTGAGCGTCAAAGTGCCGCTGGAACCGAACGATATAGCGCGGGTCGATAGCGTAAATGCCGATCCTGTCGCACGGCATCCTGCGAGCGTCGAGCTTGCGGCGGCGGAGACCGTCAAGCAGTTCGCGGAGCCTGCCTGTATATATGCGCCCGTGATGTTGTAATTTGCCGCGAGTGTGAAGCTCCCGCCTGTCGCAATCGTCAGCGGCGTGTTGACGTAGTTCAACAACGCGCCCATGCGGCGAGCGGTTCCGGTGGTCGCTGTGCCTGCGTTCACCGCTTGGAAAATCTGACCGACTGCCGAGGTTATAGCTACCGGAGTTCCAGCATTTGTGCCGGGTGCAATGCAGTTTGCCGTAAGCGCAAAGTTGGTTGTGCCAAGACTAACGACCATGTAAATTTGCCCAGCGATAAACGATCCAGAGGTATCCACGGTTGATCCTGTCAGATCGATGGATTGGTCGAGTGCGACCGTGAAGCTGTTAGCGTAGACCGTGTCGTTGAGCGTTGGCACTACGCCACCTGTCCATGTTCCCGATGCGCTCCAGTTCCCGCTTGCGGCTGCTTTTATGACGGCCATATTTTAAAGCCCTTCTGCGAAAATGAATTTTTGAATTGCGGCTGAAACTTCATCGACCGCGACGATTGCTGGTTGCGAAGCGGAGGCGAGCGAACCGAAAAGAACCGTCCGATTATTTTCTTGCGACTGCTCCACTTGGTCGCCTTCAAAGCGTGTAGGCGTAAGCGTCAATACAACGCTTGCGTCCTGCTGGTCTGGCGAGTTGTAGCGGCTCGCTGTTGCAAGAGTCATTGTGTAAAGATCGTAGGTCTTTCCGTCGATCACGATTGGATTTGTTGGTTTCATATTTAAGCTAAAAGAATGAGTGCGCTGGTTTCGGTTGGCTTGGGAAATTTCAATTCAAAAGTGCTGTTGTAAACGTGCTTTTCGGATCCGATGCTCAAGACGATAAGCGCAGCGTTGCCTTTGCTGGCGTTGAAAATCATCGCGCCTGCTGCCGCGAATGTTGCAGATTTTAGGACGACATCATCGAATGTTATAAAGGCATTTTTGCCGATGATGCCTGTGCGGTGTCCCTTTAGTGCTACGCCTCCGGCGGTATAGCCTATGCCTTTAATCTCGCCTTCGGTTGTATAGGCTTTTGTTGTCGGCCCGATCTTTGCCGATGCGCTATAGAGCGCGATCCGGTAATCATCGCCGGGTTGATGGACGCCGGTGATGAGTGCTTTCTTTGCTTCAAGTGCTATGCCGTGGGTGATCATTTATTTTGTTCTTTGAAATGCGGTAATGCGACCAAAGTCATCTCGTAAAGCCAATACTAATTCCTTATCTGCCTCGAATGCTGACGGTGCTGATTCTGCCTGTGGCTTTACTGGATCGGCGTTGATGATTTTGTTTGCGTTTTCCTCATCCATTCCGAAGACAACGCGCAGGATGACGGCGACTTGTTCCGCTGAAAGTTCGCCGCGACCGAGCGAGAAGAGGATGCCGGAAAGCGCATCCGTGCCGCCGATACCGATACTCTCGATAAGCGGCGGTGCTTCGTTTTTGCTCTCATCAAAGATGGTGTCGATAGCCGTAATCGGAACTGAGTCTGAAATGCGGTTGGGTTGGATGTCGAACTCTTGTCCCAATTCTTTAATCATGTTGGCTTCCTTCGCCCTTGCGCGTAGTGCCTCTTCGTAGTCTTCACCCATGTCGCTGTAGATTTGTCCGGCTGTTTTTAAGCCAGCTTTCCAAAGTGCAATATCGGCATTGGCTTCGCGTCCGTAATCAATCGAAACTTTGGCAGGCCAGCACCAGCGGCCATCGAGCAGGTATTCGGAATCTGGAATGAGTCCGCGAGAAGCGGCGTCGAGAAGGATAACATTTTTGATGCGGTTGAGAAATTGACCTTCCAAGAGTCCACGCCACCGAAGAAATGTTCTCTCTGCCATCGCGGCTTCCATGCGAGCCATAGGCCCACTCTTGTCGGCGTCGAATGCGAATCCGTAGGGAAGACCGACTGCC